AGTACTATTGCGTACCAGGTTATGTCGCCTGGATTTGTAACGCAATATTATCCTCGTCCGGGAATATCTGACGTGCATACCAAGGATTATGACAAAGCGTGGGCTTCGGCCCGATTCGTTTATCATCTTCCTGATGGTCCCCAGGACATTAACTGGACTTTGGCAATGAAGGCCCGTATTTTTGGCCTTTACCCAAGCCCTAGCGTTGTTTATAACGCTATGCCCTGGACGTGGCTAGGTGATTGGTTTGTCAACATCGGTGGCATGCTTGAAAACATGTCCGCAGGTGTTGCCGATCGTCTAGCAGCTGATTACTTCTACGTAATGCATGAGAGAGGCGGAATACAGACTAATACCTGTACTTCGTACTTTCAAAGGCAAAGCGGAGAAGAAATATCAGTCACAGGCACCTCCACCGGACAATGGGCCCATAAGGTCCGATCCGTGGGAGATCCTTTCGGTTGGAATACCCCAGAGAACAATCTCTCGGGTATGCAGTTATCGATTCTTGGGGCACTAGGCTTGTCTCGATTACGATAACACATTACCGTGCTCATACGGTTTATGAGCTTGTACTGCGTAAAGTAAGGAGCTTCTAGTGCTTGCAGATCCTCAATCAGTGACCATTAACGGTGTTGCGACCTCTTTGCCTAGGACCTCGATGGGTCCGACGGTGAATGTCTATACTTCCGCTGATGCTGTCACGTCGATGACGACGAAGCAGAATATTACTGCCAGTCGTTTTCGTCGAGAAGTCCGTTTGAGTCAGCATAAGATTACTGCTGACCCAATCTCAGGTCTTAATAAAGATCTGGGAGTTTCGGCCTATCTTGTTATTGATGAGCCGAAATCCGGTTTCTCTGATACAGAGATCGGCTATATCGTCGAGGCCTTGAAGACTTGGTTGAGTTCAACCAATTATAACAAGGTTCTCGGAGGGGGATTCTGATGGCCGACCAGCAGAAAGACGAATTCATGTCTTTTCTCTGGAAGTCCATTAAGGATTTCCTCGTTTCTCTTCTCACGCGTAAAAACGCTTCTTGAGTTGAGTACGATATAGCTTCCGATAACTCGGAGTAAGCCTAGACGGTCTTGATTCCCCTATTAATATGGAGGTTTCAATGAAAAGACCGACCATGCTCGTCAAGGCTGTACTGAGACAACTCAGTATGGACCTAGACTTGTCCGTAGAACGCGATCTGCAACGTGTTGCAGATCGTTGTGAACACGAAGGGTTATCGTTTTTGACGATAACACTCCCTCTGCTTTCTGATGCTCTCGAGAGAGGCATAGAGGCAGGGACGTTCACATGTCCGAGTAATTTTGCTCGGCATGGAAGTCTCCCCCGTTTTATGGGAGGTTTCTTCAAACGTGTGTTCGATAAGGATGGTAGGCTACTCGATGAGCCCTGCCCTTATACCATTGCTGGTATTCGGCAAGTTTGTCGCTTCTTTAAGAAGCTAAAACTTGAGTGCAGTCCGAAGCGTAATGCTAAGGCTATACAGCATTTCATCGAAGTAGAAGGCGAACTCCGCCATGCAACACCTTTCGTAGAAAGGAAGGACGATGTCCTTGACAAAATATCGGGGATTGTTTGGGCGCAGGTTTTTCCTGAGCTTGACTATCTCGATCTTGTCTGTCATCATGGCCCTGGCTTCACTGCTGACCGACGCCTCTCCAATGAGAGGCATAGGCTTAGTATGTGGAACCAGCGATCGGAGCTCTCTTTCCCTTCCGACTTGCATTGCTATCCCAATTATGGGATTGCAGGAGCGGTCGGGGGTACAGGGGACAGAGTCGAACAGGACTTAGATCTCAAATACCTTGATCTCAGGGATGAACTCCCTGTGCGAGTTGTATTTGTGCCTAAGACCCAGACGGCGCCACGAGTCATTGCGATTGAGCCTTCACATATGCAGTATATGCAGCAATCCGTTAAGGATTATGTATATACGATATTGGAGACTCACCCGCTGACTTCAGCGTCTATCCGGTTTACCCGGCAAGACGTGAATCAGAGACTCGCCTACAAAGCAAGTAAAGATAGACGACTAGCTACGCTAGACCTGAAGGATGCGTCTGATCGGGTGCATTTGCACTTAGTTCAGCGC